ATCAACATCAATCCAGTTCCTGCTTGTTGCAACCCAGGACCAGCCGTAGCGATGCCTGAGTTGGCAATAGCAGCAAGACCTGCTGAAACAACCGTCAAAGTCCCTGCAAGGTCAGCTAAATTGAGACCCACAAGGATTTGAATACCCTCAGCCATTGACTTGACACCTAGACCTGCATTTCTTGCAGCCGTACCAATCGACGTGAATACATTAGCAATACCATCTAAAACTGTTCTAACTGCACCACCAACTGAGCTGATGACCGTTGAAATGCCATTGAATACACTCTCAATACCCTTACCGATACCTTGAGCAGCCGTAGAGATTGACTCTCCAACTGATTTGAAAATATCGGCAATACCTTGTAGAGCGATGTTAATAGCCGTACCTACAGAGATGATGATGTTAGCTATGCCATCCATAACCGTCCGAATACCCTCGGCAATAGCCTGGATAATACTGATAATCTGAGGCGCATTACTTGAAATCGTGTTGATGATCAAGGCGAAACCATTGGCGATAGCGTCAACTAATACGGCTATCCCTAGCGCAGCGACTGCGACACCTGCTCCGATTAGAGCGATGGCAGCACCAAAGGCTAGAATACCGACTGCGCCTACTGTTAAGGCTGGACCGATTGCCGCAGCACCGACTGCAAGCAAGGCTATTCCTGCCACAATTGCAAGTAAGGCAATCTGTGCACCAGCTCCAGCACTTGATAATTGGATAGCAGCTTGAACCAATACATAGATACCTGCTGCAGCTGCTAAGATACCAGCTCCAACCATGAGAACGGCTACCCCTAACTTCATGACTGAACTAGCACTCGCTCCAGCAGATGTACCGACTGCGGTAGTCCCTGCACTCATTGCGGTACTCGCAGCCGCATTCGTTGCTTGCGCAGCGGTCAATCCTAGGATGTTACCAATCAGCGATACAATATTTTTCCCAAAGTCAAAAGCTGATTTTAGACTTTTAGCAATCGCTACCCCTGTCTTGATGCCTTTTAAGGCCACAGCCATGGTCACTAGAGCCGTTGCTACATTTCGGATTGTGTTAGCATCAAGCCCTTTGATGAAACTAGCGAATGAGCTTGCCATTTGTGAAACGAAGTTTACAATCTTGCCCGCAGCTTCTCCAATTGTGTCCCAAGGAATAGCGTCGCCTAACTTGACTGCAAGGTCAAGCGCTGCCTCTGATAAGTTCTTAAAGGCTTGATAGGCATTCTTAATCGCTCCAGTATTCTCAAAGGCTTCTAGTGCGAATTGGAAACCCATTGCTAGGTTCTGGATCATGACGTTAGCCGTTTCAATGATGTTACTTACACCTTTTATGACATTTCCAAAACCACTAGCCTCGCCTGTAAATGACTCGAACAATGACTGAGCCGTAACAATGACGTCTCTGAAAGTATCCTTGAACGTATCAAAAACACCCTCATCAACTCCAAGTGAAGCAAACAAGGATTTGAAACCTTGTTCAATTTTAGGTCCAGCTTCTGCCAGAGCCGTCTCAACGGCTTGTGGAAGTTGCCTCATGATATTCCCGACCATTGGCAAGAAATTGCCTAACAGGAATGTAGAGGTAGTAGACACTAACGCCTTTAATGACGGAGTGATGTCTTGACCGAGTGACAAGTTGGCCAAGAAGTTAGAAGCTGATGCTTTCATTGCTGCAAACGAGCCACTAAAAGTGGTCCGAGCTTCTTCTGCTGCAATTCCTGCAACTCCAAGCTCTTGTTGAACTAGGTCAATGGCTTCTACGATATCCGCAAAATTGTTGATATCAAACTTCTTGCCCATCGCTTTTTCAAGTTTGCTGGCATCTTTAAGAAGTCGCTCCATCTCTTGCTTTGTACCACCATAACCTAGCTTCAGGTTATCTAACATAGTATAGTTCTGCTTGGCGAAACCTTGGAATGTTTGCTGGATTGAACCGATGTCTGTACCCATTTTAGCCGAGTTATCAGCCATAGCCATGATAGCCTTGTCTGCCATTTGTGCAGCCTTCACTGCATCGCCTCCGAGTGCTTGCTTCAAGCTAGCACCGAATGAAACGGCTTGCTCTGCGTATGTATTAGCAGAGATACCCGCAGCAGCTGCGGCGTTCGCATATTGCTTCACAGAGTCAGCGGCAGTCGTGTAGAGCGTATCGATACCTCCAAAGGATTGTTGGAGTTTTGCTCCTTCGTCCAAGGCAGTAGCAAAAACACTCTTCATGGCATTTCCAAGGGATTGGATCCCTGCAATCAGAGCACCACTAACGATGTTGGCTCCTAAAACCGATTTAAAAACCGAGCCTACTCGCTCTCCGCTTTCAGCTAATCCACCCATCATGCTTTTTAAACGTTCGACACCTGACTGTGCCTTATTGCCATCCATGTCAACCTGGATGACAACTTTCCCATCTGCCATTGTATCCCTCCTTTCTATTCGTAATAATCGTAGTCGTCGTCTTCCAGTTCGTCGTCATCGTCGTCTGGTAGACGGTATTCTTTTTGTAGTTTTCGCATATTATCGATGTATTCCTGACTGTCGCCCTTTTGCGGTTCGTAAGAGCGAATCTTCACGACCTCTACAAATTTGGTTCCTTCAGGCAAACCGACAAGCAATGCGTTGAATTTTTTCCAGTGCAACTTTCCAATCTCTTCAATTAAGTCGATTTTGTAGGCTTGCATGAAAGAAGCAAAGATATAAGCTCCGTCATGCTTTACGTTGTAGAGTCTTTTCTGTGGTGCTTCTGACGACGTCGAGGACTTTATGACATTACCTGCCAGGTCGTACTCAACGTCATCTTCTCTTTTGCCGTTTTGTATATGTTCTTCAAAGATTGCCAATATCACTTGCATGGCCTCGTTTACGGTCAAAAAATCAAAAGAAACACCTGTCAGGATCCTCAACGCAAAGAAAGGTCGCATAATGTCTGAGACTTCGTCGTCCTTCCACAATTCAAAGACTTTCAAAACTCTATCGAACGATAAGAGCAGAGGGAAAGTCTGTTCTTTGCCTTCAATTTCTAGAACAAGCTCATCAACTAGCTTTCTAGAAATATCTAACATGGCATCATCACGCTAGATACTTCTTGAGTGCATCTTCTGAGTTGCGCTCTTGATAATCTTTGATAATTCCAAGGACTGTCTGAACCAGATAGTTAAATGCGACTGTTGAATCCTCGTCTGCGAATTTGAATACTTTCTCAAATTCTTCAGCACCGAAAAGACGAGTCCATCCGTCCTCAACGATTTCTCTGCCTTTCTTAACGATTGCCTCGTCAGAAAGTTTTTCCATTTTCTTCCATTCTTTCTTCAAATTAGCAAGAAATGAGTCAAGTTCTTTGACACCCTTGTCATTTGCTGAATATTCCAGTTGGAATTCTCCAAAATCAATAGGGATGATGTTACTAGCTTTTTTAATGACTACCATGTTTATGCTCCTTTTTAAAAAATAAAAAGGCGTGAATTATCACGCCTTAGATTATCCTGGTACTACTGTTGATTTCTTAGGTTTACGGGTCCATACGACCTTAAACTTAATACTTTCATTCTCAGACGCTTCACCGTCTCCGATTTCGATACCAGAAAGACGAGCTGGCCCCTCGTATTGAGTTTTTCCAGTTGCGTCAACTTCCTTGTACCAAACCAAAAGCTCGTCACCTACTGCGTCTTCTTTGTCAGCGACAAAGTTCTGCGCTTTGTCATCTGTATCACGAACGCCCTCGAAAGAACGGCCTCGTGTTTTAGTGATCACTTGTTCTTCAGGTGTTCCGTCACCAGCAAAGTCTGTGAAGTCGTCTGTCTTCTCGTCATTCTCTGGTGATGATGACTTGATGCCTTTAGCAATCCAAAGGTACTCAGACGCAGTTGGTGGAGTGTCTGGAGTTGCTTCTTTGTAAGGCGCAATGTAATGTTTACGTTTTACGTTTTTATTTTTTGCCATTAGTTATTCATTCCTTTCAATTTCAAGGCTGGCAGTTACGTCCAGCAAGTAAATGTAAAAGCCTTGCTCGTCTAAATCGTTTAAGTAAGGCTTGTCGACTTTCAGACCTAAGAATTCGTAAGAGCCATTCTTACTTGGCAATTCTAGGTCCATTTTTGACAAGGCAGCGTTAATCTGCCACAGTGTATTATTGTTTAATTCCTGATCTCGTGACTTGATAGCAATTTCAAAAGGCAAGCTGACTGTTTGAGTTCCAGCCATGTCCTCGTCTACAACCTCTCCACCAGGGAGAGGAAAGACAACCAATCCCTCTTTCTCGGTTAAATAACCAAGTTTAGACGGGATTTTGTCTTGAATACCCTCGATATGCTCAAGCAAGACATCTGCAAAATCATTGTTTTGGTTCATTTCAATCCCATCGCTTTCAATCCGACATCGCCCCACTTCTTAGAGTGTAAGGTTGCGGCTTTTTTATCCCATCTTGGACCAGTTCCAGGCGTTGGCCGTTGGCTCAGCAACTTCTCCTTATTGGCAAAGAAAAACTTCCTTTGTTTCTCAGAAAAGAACCCTTTCCGCTTCTTGCCATAATAAAGCAATCTAGCGTAAGGTGTCACATACACTACCGAATCCTGTCTGACATGGGCACTAGCTCTTAAAATTCCCTTCCTCATTGGGACGTATGGCTCCATGTCCAGTAGCATTTGGTTAGCGATGGCCAACTTGCCCTTGGCGAAGTTCTCAGGCGATACTTTCTTCTTAACTCCATTCAGGTCAATCTTGACACTTACACCACCACCCACTAAATCACCTCGATTTCATAAGCTAAAAGCCTACTCGTCAAAGGATGATACTGAGGGATGATGTTCTTAACAACGTAGCTGACTTCGTCCTCTTCGATAATGCCACCGATGAAGCTCTTATCGAGCGACACAGGGCAGTATTTGTGATACACAATCACGGTTGAGGAATTGTACTCACTACGATGATTGCCTGAGCCAGAATGAGAGTAGGACCTATCGAATTTACAAGGGGATAATAAAAGGGGTTCAGAATAGGTTTCTTTCCCCCACTTATCCTCTCCAGTTGACTTCTTGATAGTCACAGAATCAGGTAACATTCTTTTATCTATCATAATCAACCCTCATAAATCCAAATCCAGCCATTCTAAGCCAGTTTTCCGTGTCCTTGGATAAATTGTACCGCTCGGCCACTGAAAGCGAGCCCGAACCGTTCTGTGAGCCTGTGCGATAGCTTACCGACGTCCGTCCGACTGACATACTAGCAATAGACTGCTTGTCTTCTGCCGTCATGACTCCTGAACTGTCTAAATAAGTTATCTGATAAGCCATAGCGAGCTTGACCGCCCTTTTTCGTGCTTCGTTATCACTCTCAAAGCTATTCAAGAAATAGAAATCTCTTGTATAAGCGTCGATTGCGAGTTTAGCACGTTTCAAAAGTTTGTAAAAGTCACCCTCGCACTCAAAACCAAGCTCAGTGAACTCTTCTTTAGTCAAGTAAGACATCTAATCACCTCCTTAAAAGGTGGATGTCTCCACCTCAACTAGATCTTGCTTAGGCTCTTCAACGAGTTCAAAGCAATCTTCACCAATCACCTCATTAAACAGACCATTGATTCGATTAGCTTCGCCTTGATCTAGCTCGTATTCTTGCCCTTTGTCAAAATGACGGTCAGACTTAGCTAGATAAGCGTTCAATTTTGCTTTAAATTTGGCCATTTAGCACCTCCAAAAGCTCGTCTTTCGTTTTGTTCGAGTAGCCTTCAAGCCCTCGTTCTTTAGCAAGAGCTTTCAGCTCAACCAAAGTAAGGTCTGCTAGTTGATGAGTGGCAAGTAACTCTTCGAGTTGTTCTTCGTCAACCACCTCTTCAAAATCGTCAGCGACTAATTGCGCTTCGAGCAAGCTCCCTTCTTGGACTGTGTAGACTTGGTTCAATTTTTCATACTTCTTCATGGATTACCCCCTTATTAGGCTTTGTGAGAAACGTAGACACCGTCTTTCTTAGTATCTAGGACAAAGAG